CTGTGAGCGTGGACCCTTACGGTTATTGCATCGAGCACAGCTACTAACGAGGTTGTCCAAAGAGAGCGGGTCGCCCCCGTCACGCAAACTGATTACGTGATCCACTTGCGTAGCATCTGCACCACAATAGACACACACGTAATTATCTCTAGCTAGTACTACTAAGCGTTGTTGTTTATATGCTCGTGATACTCGAGGGTCTCTCGTACCTCTTACCATTAGTAATGTCCCTTATCGTAATGAGTGCGCAAAGCTAAACACACATTGCCTTTATACCTATGATCTAGATATTTGATACCTAAGACTATCTGTCTATATGGGTTTGTCTCAGTCATCTTTAACAGCTGAGGTATCCCAAACGCACTACTCTTTTTATTCTTAGCTGTTGGTCTCCAGTTACTTTCTTTAGTCCAGAGCTTATCCAAACATTTCATCTGTTTATTATCGTTAATTATTAAAGCTGCAAACGCTTTATATTCATAGTGTTTTATACTGTCTTTATCTATTGCTAGGGCTGTATTTATTGCTATTAACGAGTTAATACATAGCACTCCCGATAGCACCAAACATCGCCTGCGAGCTATCCGCCCTAGCGGCTCGCCTGCGAGTGTGGAGCGTACCAGCCTAGTCAAATACCGTTTCATAGGTTGTTCACCGTTTCCTCGTTATCTATAAGCTGTACGCCCAAAACCCCACACCCGAGGCACTCAACCACAAGTACCCCGGGCGGTAGGTTGCCAAAGTCGGTTATATTCTTATGATCGTGCACGGCTTTACACACTCTGCAACTAAAGCGCATTGTCGCCATACTCTGACCTCTTTAAGTACTTCATCTCAAACAGGTTAGCTTGAGGTACCCAGTAGTTGTTATCCCACGCCACCCGATACCTCGGCTGCATAGCCATAGCTACAGGCATCCAGCCCACAAGGTAATACACCGGTGACTTGCCTATTACGAGTATTGCTATGTCTCGCATACGCTCGGCAGGTCTAGGCCTATCCTGAATTATTAAATGGCCGTTTACGTGGTGTGTGTGTTTGACCTCGATATTTCCACCAACATCTGCGCCATCGTGGAAATCGTCAAAGCGTGGCACGTATGAGTAATCGTTAAAGTGAATAGCTACAGCTATCTGAGCTCCCATAGCCTCAGCCTTTTCCGTTACCATTTCGTGATAATTAAGAGCTCGGTTATATTGTCCCCGCTGCGTTGTAGGATGCGAGTTTTTTACCTGCATCCACTTAAAACCTACATCGTGGGCTAACTGCTCTTGTTCGTGGTCGAGTACTACACGATCTAACCCCGGCACAATTCGCATAGCCATATAACCGCCTCACCACCTACTACGGTGATAGTTAGGCCCCCTTGTTTGGACCTGTAGTCCCCACAATTATCGCACTTATCCACAATTTCGCGGGTAATGCTGCCGTCTCTGTGGATAGTTGTAGCTACGCCGTTTTTAATCATCTGCATTTCGCCCATTAGAGTTCTAACCTATCCTCACAAGAGGTACAAAATACCTCGAGTAAATTATCGTCTCGTTTGTATTCATTTACGGCCGTGTCGTTATCACACAGGCTGCAGTTGCTCCCACCGAAATACCGGATAAAGCTGTAAACGTGTTTCACATCCACACAGCTTTGCACTGATCGCTTTTAACCTTCGACGGGCAGGTCCAGCCTTTGTAGGCGTTCCCCGTTTTGGAACTCTTGCCCTCTTTGTAAATCATACGTCCGTGGTTACAAATAGGAGATGACTCTATAACCTCTGCTCCGAGTTGGTCCGCCACGGTCTCAAGTGTTGCAGCTAGTGGCACCGCACTACCCTCGGGCTCTTTACCGATACTCCAGTAGTCCGGTGTACTTACAGGCTGCTCGACTCGTGCCATATCTTGAGAGGTACTACGCGCTTTATGCTCGAGGCTCGGAGTTAGCAAACCTATAACTCTGCCGTAAGCGCTTGTAATCGTATCCTCGACAAACCATTTTTTAAGATTAGCCGGGTAAGTTGCCACGTTGCCATAGGCATAGTCCACGGCGCTAGGCACCGTATCCTCATATTCACGATAAGCCTCAGCTTTGATAAGTATCCAGCCCTCTTTAAGGTTTGCATCCTCGATATAAGCTATTAAACGGCCGCTCGCAAACTCTGATCTAAAACGTTTAATGCGGCTGTTTACATCCTCGTAGTTATCTAAAAACGTCATTGTGATACTCCAAACTTAAGTAGAGGCGACTCAGCTTTAATAGCCTGCTCCACCTGCTCGGATAAAGGGAAAACGGTGCCATCCGGCCAGTTACTTACGATTTCTCGGCACTCACCGCAGTAGCTCCGCACGGTGCCTTTAGCTTTAATCGTTACGCTTGTAATTGTTACTACAGCTTGACGGCGGGCCTTTTCGTGCCACTCCCACACGCCTTTGACGTGACGACCACCCCAGCGGTCCTTGCAATAATCACAAAATACGCCTGCCTTTGAGGTGCTAATCATTGTTGCACCGACTTAGCGCCACGGCGATAGCCCAGCTGTGTGCCGATTTTCTTGCCCTCGTTAAAACCTTTTGCGTAGAAAATCACCGCGGTAATCGAGGCTACGATAAGCATATAAATTAACACTTGTATCTCTAAAACTGTACTCATTGTATTACGCCCTTTGTTAAGGCCGATACGATCTAAACCCTGAGAGCTTAGCCCGGCTCGGCAGTTTGTGGTACACCATAAGGGTAAAGGCACATACCGACAAGATGCGACTAAGACACGCTAGGAGGTTGGTCCTCTTTTCTAGGTTTGGACTTAAGCCCATTACTAGCTAGTACGCCGCCGAGAGAGCCCGTAAGAAATACCGTTAAAGTTGTAAGTAAATCTATAAAAGCTCGGTCGTTAGGAGCTTGAGCACTGACCGGCTGAGTTACAAAGATAAGCGCGTAGAGCATCCCGAAAACTGATATACCAAAAACAAGGGCTAAGGTCACTCCAATAAACACAATAAGGCGCGCGTGTAGATCCTCAGGGCTTAAACGGCTCATAGATTTCCTTGGGGATGAGGTCTTTGGTACACGTACCCACAACTTCGCACCGTGGAGGCTGGCAGTTTGGGTTACTCCAGTTTTCGTACTCTTGGCACTCATACCTTACCCATCCTTGATAACCGCACCCCGATAGGAGCAGACTCCCCAAAATCGCCCCTATCAGGGCTTTCATTAGTTAGCGCCTACGCCAAACTGCTTTTCGCTTGGTGCTAAAGCCTTGAGGATAGGACCGACTAAACCTGCGATAAACGCATTAGCTAGTGTTTTTGGATCTGTAATGCCTGAGAGGTATAGCGCTCCCACGCAACTAACTGCAGCTCTTAAGTATGAAAGGCCTGCAGCTTTAAGTTGTTCGCTCATTTTTTTACTCCATCTAGCCCTAATTTAGTGATTAGTTGTTTTGCCTTCTCCGGGGTAATTGCTACCTCGAAGTGCATCTCGTCTTTTCTGTTCGTGTAATCGCCGCCCCACTTGAGGCCGTATTTTTTAGCGAGCGCACGGATCATAGGTACCTTCTCAGGAGGAAAAGTCCCGATTTTGCCTAGTGCGTGTTTAGTCGCGTTAAGGTCTATAGCTGTACCGGAGGAGTGGCAACTTAGTTTGTCCTCGCTACCACGTACCATCCTGTAAGCGTATGACCAGTCATCGAAAGTACCGCCCTCTACCGGCTCGATTAGAGTATTAAACTCGGCAGTAAAGGCTGCAAGTAGTGGGCCGCAGCCCTCAGCGCATCGCAGCTTAAGGTTTGTGCCTTCGACCTTGTAGCTAGTAATACGGATCTCGTCCGGGTCCTTCGAGGCAGGCCAGCCGTTATAGCTTGTCTGCATTGGTAATCATTTCGTCATAAACGCTTTTCAGCATGGAAACGAACTCTCCATTACCTTTGTCAATAATGACATGCTCTGAGCCGTTTAATTCATCCGTAAAATAGGTAATGTTTTCCATTAGAGTTCTGCTCCTAGTGCGATATAAGCCGATGTGTTGCTATTGGCAGCAATAAAATATGGTCTAAATTGAGTCAATGCAGCCGAACCATGTGTGTATCTAATAATTGGATATGTATAACTGCTATCGCTTGAATTAAGAGTCCAAGTTCCAGTTGAAAAAGCATTGCTACCATCAAGCAATCTAATTGTAGAAGTTTCTAATACTGTTGGAATAACTCTCATAGGTACTGGCACAGCAATAATCATGTCTGCAATAGATGTTGTTGCCCCAGTACCCATTGAGGATAGATAAGCATTTCCGCCATTGGGTGTATTTCTCCAGTAATACCTTTGGCAAGCAGCCAATTCACCACCATAATTAGGAGCAGAACGGCTGAAAGAAGTTGCATAACTTCCTAATTCAACCTGAACGCCAGTAATTTCGTAATAATCGGCTGCACCAGCAGTACCAGTAGGAGCGCAATAAAAATAAACAGCCATTTCAGTCATATTAGATGGCAAGGTTGCTGTGTAGGTAAATCGTTGCCAAGTTGTTGTTAAAGTCGCGCTAGATGAAATTGTATCTGCCTGACCTGTGTAACCTGCTGTGTAATAATTTTGGTCTGTGCCTGTGCCAGTTGCCAAGATAACACCGAGAAGGCTAGAAGTAGGAGAATAGTTAGCACCTTTGCGAGCATAGAAAGAAAGAGTAACTGTTTTTCCAGCCAAAGGAATTGAATTAACACTCTCAAAGTTTTGAATAATGTTTAACTGAGATGTGCTAGTTGAGCCGTTTGTTCTTTGATAACGCAACGCATACTGGATGTTAGGCAAGTTTGTTGTGTCACCTGTTGCAACGCGTGTGATAGTTCCCGCTGTTGCAGTTGAACCTTGCCATCTATCGGCTGTATAGCCAAGAGCAGGGTTGGCAAAGGTTGTACCTCGTTGCCATACATCCATACCGCCATTTATTACGCGGTTCTTACC